TTCTCAGCCTGCGCGAGCGCGACCGCGGCGTCGAGCACCGCGGGCGCCGAGCCGACCGGCACGAGCCGGAGCCCGGCGGCGTCCTGCGGCGCCGCCGTCGGCGTCACAGCGCCGCGCGCCACGAACGCATGCACGACCGGCGACACGGCCGCGACCAGCGCCGCCAGCGCCGCGACAACCGTGTAAGCGTTCGCCGCGATGGCCTGGCCGACCACGGCCGGGATAACCCCGAACGTCACGAGCAGAGTCGACAGCGTGCCGATCGCCGAGACGATCGCCGCGCGGGTCAGGAGCGGCTGCGGCCGCTTCACCTTGTGAACAGCCATCACGCGGCCGCCTTCCAGGAGATCGCCTTGACCTTCTCGGCGACCGCGTTCGGCAGCACCGCGGCGACGCCGTTCACGATCGACTGGACGTCGACGGCGGCGGCGGCGCTCGGCGTGAGAGCCTTCACGGCCGCCTGCAGCGCCGCGAGCCGGTCGAGGACGCCGGTCTGCTCCGAGTTGCTCAGAACCTGCGCGACCGCGTCGACCTTCGCGCTGGCCGCGGCGGAGTTGTCCCGAGCCGCCGCCGCGAGGCTCAGAAGCGCCGAGATAACCGACCCTTCGTACCACGTCGGATTCTTCGGGTCGTGGCCGACGGGCACGACGTCGCTGTTCCAGACCTTGTGGGCGATAGCGTCGAGCCGCGCGTCGATCGCGGCCGCGACGACCGTCTCGAACGCGTGCGTGCCGGTGTCGCCGTTGATGTGCGTGAATGCTGCGATGCCGTCGTGTACGGCCTTCGCCAGGTCTGCTTCAGTTGCCATGTCGAACCAATCTCCTGAAATGCCGAGCGTCGTGGCGAGCTGCGCCGAGGTCATGTCGAAAGCGTTGTGATCACACGCGCCGAACGGTGCGCTCGACCGCGGGTAACCGGCTGGGACGCCGTACCGCGTCGAGCCGTCCGTGTACTGCCAGCCGATCATGCCGGGCAGCGACGGCCGGTTCGGGCCGTACGAGGCGACGATGACCTTCAGCCACGAAGGCCGGTGCGGGTAGATGCTGGCGAGGTCGCCAGCGTTGCCATAGGCGATGACGCGCTTCTTCGAGCCGAGCCACGCCGCGAGCTGGTTAGCCAGCGCCGTGATCGCGGCCGAGTGGTCGCCGCGGATGGCGCCGCCCCAGCTCTCGACGTCGATCATCGCGACGTGTTTCGGGTGCGGCGCGCCGACGATCGCCTTGTATGTGCCGAACGTGTCGACGCCCGGCCGGTACACGCAGTAACCGATGAAGCCGGTTAGCCTGCCGGAGCTGGCGGCCTTCTTCGACCACGGCAGATTAGTGCCGACCTTGTGATCGTGATAGGTGCCGTCGCAGACGCGGAACGACAACCAGTCGCGCGTGTACGCATTGCTGACGGCGTCCTGGAACTCGGAGACGTCGGGGAGGAAAACTGTCACTGTGGCGGGCCTTCCTTACGTGCCTGGCGCGACGTAAACCGGCCAGGCGAAATGAGGCTCGTCCTGCGAGTCGGTCAGCTTGCCGAGGACGAGGTTCGTACCGACCTGCAGCGCGTTCGAGGTCGGCGAGGTTTCCACCCGCCACCAGTACATCGCGAAGCCGGACGGCGGGGGATTCTTCGCCGCCGCGGAGGTCGCGGCGGCCGGGAGAGACCCGGCCGCCACGAACTCGCCGACAGCAGGCCACGTCGCGCCGCCGTCGAACGACAGCGTCAGCGTGTCCGCCGAGACGTCATGGTCGGCGTAGAGCGAGAAGTACCTCGCCACCGTGGACGCTTGGACGCTCATACGACAACCCCAACCTTGTAACGGCCGGGCACTGCCGGGCCTGCGGACCACGAGACGACGACCGGGCCGGGCCGCGCCATGACGTGACGATTAGCGCCGCCGAAGATGGCTCCGACGCCGAACGCCTCGGCCGTGACGATGCCCTGGCCGGTGAGCGGCTGCGGGGGCGGAGCGCCGGAGCTGACGACGGACACGCCGAACGCCTGAGCGCTCGCGATGCCGGTGCCGGTGATGCCGACCGGGCCGGGCGTGACCGCGCCGACGCCGAACGTCTCAGAGCTGGCGATGCCGAGCCCCACGACGCCCACAGCGCCCGGAGAGACCACAGCCGACCCGAACGCCTCCGCGGAGGCTAGGCCGACGCCTGCGATGAACTGAGGGCCGTTTGCGACGCTGATCAGGCCGACGCCTGAAGCTTCAGCGCTAGCGATGCCCGTGCCGGTGATGTTCACCGGGCCGGGAGTCACGACCGGCGTGCCGAATGCCTGAGCGCTCGCGATGCCCGAGCCGGTGACCGTGTAAACGGTCGAGACGGATCCGACGCCGAACGCCTCGGCCGACACGATGCCCGAACCGGTCAGGGCGACCGGGCCGGGCGTGACGACCGACGTGCCGAACGTCTCCGCGGATCCGATACCCGTGCCGGTGATCGACTGCGGGCCGCCGGTCGTGCTGACCGTCGCCGTGCCGAACGCCTCAGCCGACCCGATACCGGTGCCGGTGAGCCCGACGGGGCCGGGCGTGACCGCGGCCGTACCGAACGCCTGGGCGCTCGCGATGCCGGTGCCGGTGATGCTGTACCGCGCCGAGACGACGTTCGCGCCGAACGCCTCGGCGCTGGCGATGCCCGAGCCAGCCACTCCGACCGGGCCGGGCGTGATAACCGACGTGCCGAACGTCTCCGCCGAGGCGATGCCTGTGCCGGTGATCGACTGCGAGCCTCCGCCGCCGCCTCCGGACTGCAGAACCTCGATAGCGGCGATGTTGCTCGACGAGCCCGATATCGGAGTCCAGCCGACAGTGCCGGAGGTCGAGGTCGTCGAAGCGACCCGCCAGTAATACTGCGAGCTGTCGCCGTTCGACTGCGCCTGACCGTCTTCCGTCTCCGTGCCGATACTGCTCGACCCGGTGACGGCGCCGGTCTTGCCGTTGACGTCGGCGACGCAGCAGACGACCGCGGAGCCGACCGTGAGGCCGCTCAGCGACACGGTGCTCGCGCCGCTGATCGAGAAGGTCGTCGCAGCTCCGACCGGAGTCGCCGCCAGCGAGTAGCCGTCGGCGGCCGGGAACAGCCACGCGCCGCCCGTGTGCATCGTCGACGAGCCCATCGTCGACGTGACCGTCAGCGTTCCGCCGCTCGACACGGTGCCGGTGTAACAGGCGATGTAATCGCCAAAACCGCTGTTGCATTCCTGGCGCTTCGTGAACGTGATAGACGCCGTGCCCGTCACGCCCGGCGCGCCGTTCGAGACGCCGGTGTCCCACGTCGTCAGGTAGAGCACGACCACGTCGCCAGCCGCTACGGTGCCGAGGTTCATCGACAGCGTGCGAGTGCTCGACGTGGTCGTGAGGTCACCTACGAAGGAGATAGCCACGTCGGCGCCCCCTTCTTACTGCTGGAACTGAGGCCCGACCAGTTGCGGCGCGCTGAAGAAGAAATCGTTCACCGCGGCCTGCACGTCGCGAGCGTGAGCGATGTCGTTCAGCTTCGCCGCCGCCGCGAACTGGCTAACCAGCGCCGTGATATCCGCGGCGCTGTACTGGCCGGTCGTCGGCGACGTCAGCCCCTGCAGATACGTGCCGTTGTTGACACGCCCTAACCAGTTGTTGAAATCGGCGCACTTGTTCAGCGCGTCGATAAGGTTCAGGACCAGCGACCCGGCATAGGCGTCGATCTGGTCCTTACCCTGAGGAAGTCCGACAGACATGTCGATCAGTTCTCCGGTTTGACGGGCGTTTGCGCCGCGTCGTCGTAATGGTTGCCGGACCACACATTCCCCGGCCGGGTCGAGTCAAACCCGGTCACCGGGCCGTAATCCGCGCACTGATCAGTCGTGTCTCCGTTCGGCTGGCTCGCGTCCTTCTGGAAGACGTTGTCCTTGTACACGATGTCGTGGTCGTTGCCGATGTACGGCGCGTCGCCACCCGCACCCGTGCCGCCGCCGTACGTGCAGTACGCCGAGTCAGAGTTACCGACGAAGTAGTTCCTCTCGACGTCGAGGTTTGCGATTACCGAAAAGTGCGGGATGAAGTTCAGGTCACCCGTACACCCTTCGCCGTTCTCCACGATGTGATCACACGCGATCGTGTTGTGCAGGATCGTGGTCGTCGCCTTGTTGCCCGACTTCGGCTGGTTGCCGTCGGACAGGATGCCGCCGAGGTGGTTCAGGCCGACGGGGCCGCCGTCGAGCTGGTCGTGAATCCAGGAGTCTTCGATGTCGCAGAACGACCCGGCCGAATCCATATCGCATTGCACGCCGTTATGGCCGCCGTGCAGGTTCGACCGCAGAACAGTGACGTTGCCGCAACACACCGCGCCCTGTTCGCCCGATGTGGGGCCGTCGATCTCAGAGTCGACGATCGTCGCCGACCATGCGGTGTCAGTAGGCATGCGGTCGGTGTCGAGGTAGACGCCGCCGTTCGGGATCACCGAATTCTTGATCGTCGCGTTCTTCGCCATCACCTCGACGACGCAATACCCGGTCTGATCGGTGCCGTCCGTGCCGCCGCAGTGCGTCGGGAACTTCACCGAATCAAGGACCGTGTTGTCGTCGAAGATGTAGCACGCGCCATCACGACAGTTACCGGTGAACGGCGCGAACGTCGTCCCGGCCGCCGGGCCGGTGTTCGCCGGTCCCGGCATGTCGGTCGACGGAGGAGGCGCCTCGGTCGTGCTCGACGAGCTGGCAGGCGTCGACGGGTCACTCGAAGTCGGCGCCGACGTCGAAGAGTCGGACGAAGCCGGGCTCGACGAGGTCGGCGCGCTCGACGGCGACGCCGTCACGGTCTGCGTAACCGTCTGCGTCACGGTCTCCGTCGGCGGAGCGGGAAGCGAAATCGTCCCCGAACACTTCGACGTGTACGCCGTGCCGGTCGTGTTCTTCACGGGCGCGGCACACGACATCGTGCCGCCACTCGTCGCGGCGACAGCAGTCAGGGCGCCCCCGCCGCCGATCACGACAACGGCGGCCATTAGGGCCGCCACCAGCTTGCCGCGCTTCACAGCTTGAAAATGTGGTTCGAGCCCGAGTCGGGCGTGAACGTGATGTCGCCGCCGTTAGGGGTGACCGGCAGGCCAGTCGCCGTGTCGATATAGGCAATGAGCCGGGAGGTCGATGCGGTGCCGGTGTCGTTGTACAGCACCAGAGCCGGGATCGCCGCGCCGGACGCAACAGCGGAGTAGGTGACCGCGGCGGCGCTGAGCACGCCGCTCGTGTACGTCTTCGAGGCCAGGGCCTGCGCGGTGCCGACGACCGACCCGCCAGCGCCGGTCACGTCGGAGAGGTTCTGGTGCGACGCGCTGAACGTGTAGCCGCGCACGAGCGCGAGCTTCACGGTGGCGGCCGTCATGTCGATGCTGTGGTCGAGGATGCCCTCGCGACCCTTGTCAAACAGGGCGTTAGCCATTGCGGTAGTCCTTTACTGGAGTGGAGGCCGTGGCAGGCCCTCGTGTATGCGCTGCTGCAGACCTTCGAGCTGGATCGTCACTTCCTGGACCTTCTTGTGAAGGTCTGCGATCTCTGTCTCGTACTGCCGCCGCTGTTCGTAAATCTGCGTCCGAAGGACGTCGACCTTGTGTTCCAGCTCGTCGATCTGCGCGTCTTTCGCGCGACTGTCGGCGCGCTCGCCGCGAAGCGTTTCGAGAAGCATCGCGTTAGTGGTTGCCGCGTCGGTGATCGTCGAGGTTGTGATGCCGCGCCGGACGCGGCGCCAGTTGCCGACCGCGTCGATTCCGTACTTGAACGCCAACGCGCAGGCAATGATCAGGGCAACGGGGCCGCCCTTCAGCAGAACGTCGCTAACGGTGTTCATCGGCGGAACAGCCCCCTCGCCGCCATCAAGCGGGCGCGAGCTGCTTTACGGACGACGATCAGCCGAATGACGAAGCCGACGGTGAGCGCGCCGCCGTCGATGATGACCGCGAACGCTGTAACGACGTCGGGCGCGTGACCGAGGCTGCGCAGTGTCGCGAACGCGTAGCCGCCGATCAGCAGGGCAAGCCCGGCCGACTCGACAGCGAGGTTATCCCGCAACCGTCCCGCGATCGCCGCCAGCCCGCCAGGGAGCAGGGCCAGGTAGTACAGCAACGCGAACATCGACGCGTTGTCGTACCGCTCGGTGAGGGTGAATATGCACGCAACAACGGTGATGAACGCGACGGAAAGCTCTAGCGGCTCCTCCTGAATCCGAAGCCACAGCCGCCGCGTGTGCTCGGCGTGGCTCAGCTTCTCTTTCCGCCGCCGGGTCACGGTGTGTTAGCCCGCATCATGCCAGCCACCGACAGGGTCGACCCGGCCGTGAGACTGTAGTTCGGCGGCAGGGCGCACAGTTGCACGAGCCCCGCGGAGGAGACGACCCACTGCGCAAGCGGGCCGGTGTCGGAGCCCTGCGCGGGGTGCGTGAGGCCGACCAGCGGCTTGAACCGCGAGTCGGTAATGGTGAACATCGTCGTGTTGCCGATGTTGCCGGACGAGCCCGCTGCGATCGTCGAGCCGCCCCAAGTGAACGCGACGCGCCAAGTAATCCAGCCCCACGACTTCGTGAATTGCTGATTCGCGATGGTTACGCCTGCGGCGGGGGACACAACGCCTGACGTGACGGGGCCGAGCACGGTCGCCAGGGCCATTATGTCGCCGTCGACGTCTTCGGCGAGCTGCTGGATCTGCACGGGCGCGTTCGGCGCGTCCGTCGGATCCGGGTAGTGATAGCCGCGGTTAGCGGTAGTTTCAGACACTGCGGCCTCTTCCTATTTTAGTAGCTGGGGAAGCCGCCTATGCGGCCGAGGATCAACGGCGAGCCGTTCATGAACATGACGAAGACGGTCTGGCCGCTCGCCGGAGTCCAGCCGGTCGTGATCAGGTACGGAGCGGGAAAGATGGAGCCGTTTACATCGACCGTCACTTGCGGGCGGCTGTCGACCGTCGTGCCCGACGTCGAGGTGATGGTGCCCGTCCAGCCCTTCACCGTCATGTGCGGCGTCGGCGGCCGTCGCTGCGTCGAGCGCGCGACTTTCTTCAGTGCTCGGCGATAGCTCATGATCCGTCCGTGATCGGTCGCGTCGCGCGCGTCGCCGACTGCTGCGTGCCCGAAGGCACGAGCGGCGTCGTCACGCTGTCGAGGATGTGCAGCTCGATCGCCCGCGGAAGCGACATGTCGGTCTGCGGCAGCAACGCCTGAACGACGTCCAGCGAGTCGAGCGCGAAGTTCGGCACTGATTCGAGGTTGAGCTGTTGCGCGGAGCCGAGCGTCTTCGACAGCTCGACCAGTCCGGCCGCGCGCGCCTGCGTCGTGTTGCGGATCGTCGGCGAGGAGTAATCCTCGGACACGATGCCGAGCGGGCCGAACACCGACAGGGGGTCGCCCGCGGTCGTGTTCTGCACGGTGACCGGCGACATCGTGATGTCGGTCGCCGAGGTCGTGACGACGATCTGGTTCTTGACCGTCGACCGGTCGCGCGTCCGGTCTGCCTCGATCAGCACACCCGACGCGCCAGCGTCGAACGCCCACACCGGTATCGACGAGGTCGACAGGGTCGGCGTCCGCCGCAGCACACACAGCCCGTTACGGTCAAAGAACACGTCGAGCGCGTTGTCCGTCGCGAGCTGCGCGATACCCGACGGCCGGTCGTCGTACACGAGCGAGCCGACTTTCGTCGTCGCCGACGTGTCGAGCTGCGACCAGCCGGGGAACTTCCCGGACGGCCACGCGCCCTCGACGAGCCGCTTTATCTCCTGCCAGGCCATGTTCGACGGCTTCGACGCCGCGTCGGCCGGTGACAGGTAGGCGCGGGAGACGCGTAGCCAGCGGTCAGGGCAGGTGAGCTGCAGCGTGTCGCCGGGGGAGTAGCCGATCTGATCCTGATCGACGATGAACACGCCTATCGGGATCGTCTCGCTCGTCGTCGGGTACACCATCGTCTTAGTGACGGTGATCTCGCCGCCCACGGTGTCGAGGAGCTGCCAGAACGCTTCGGTCGGCGGCAGCGTCAGCGTCAGCGTGCGCCGGATCGCGGCCGTCGAGTCGTCGACGACGGAGCCGTCCTCGATGGTCAGCTCGGCGACCTCGCCGGTTATCACGTTGCGGTGCGTCGCTGTCGCTCGGGTGACGTGAGGGGCGCGGATCGCCTTCAGGAATTGGGAACTGACCGGGTACACCGCGCCCCCTCACGTCATGTCGAGTTGTTCAAGACGACGTCCTGCCACGTCTCGTAATGCGCCAGAACCTGCGACCAGTCGGCGTACGTGGCGAGCACATCCGCCCACGTCCACTGCGACTGCAGAAGACCCGACGGGGCGTCGACGACGTCGCAAGGCAACGTCCACACCGCGTGCTGGTCTTCCAGGAACGGGATGATCGAATCCTCGGCCGCGTCGCTCACTGATACCCACGCGTACTGCGCCGCGCCGGTCGTCTGCGGGATCTGCAGCAACAGCGCCGACGAAGTGCCGAGGATCGTGTCGAGCGCGTCGCCCGTGACCGCGTCGTCCGCTCGAACCTGCAGCTCGAACGACGGAGCGCCGCGCACGCCGTCAGTGATCGCGATCGGCGTGCGACGGCCGAGCACCTTATGCAGGCCGCGGTTCACGACCCGCGTGCGCGTGCCGATGTTCGCGACCGTGATCTGAACCGACCACGACGGCACGCCGGGGTGAATCAGCCACGCATCCGTCACCGGCAGCGTCGCCGAGGCGCTCGTGACCGAGTCGCCTTTCTCCGTCGTCGCGACGTACGTCACTGGCTGGCCGAAGGGCGCCTCGTAGTCGAAGCCGACCCACGAGCCGGAGATCAGCACGCCGGGATTCGCGAGCCTGACCGGCGACACGTTCCCGGCCGGGTCGATCCGCTGAATCGTGACCTGCGTCGACGAGTCGGTGACGCCGAGCCCGCTAACCGTCAGCGTCATACGCGGCGGCGAGTTGACCGTGTCCGGCGTGACCGTGAGGGCCGCGTGCGCCGCCGAGATGGTGACCGTCGCGGCCGAGCCGAACGCGCCAGCCGACGCGATGCCGGTGCCGGTGATGGCCTGCGGCCCCGGCAGGATCGCCGAGACAGCCGACAGCTCGTAACCGTCGAACGTGCCGCCCGCAGTCGACGCCTGGCCGTCGGCCGTGGTCTTCTGCGTCGTCGTCGCGAGGACGCGCGCCCACTCCGATATGCCGTGCGCGCTCGTGTACGTGAACAGCGTCGTCGCGTTCGCCTGCGTCGGCGCCGTGCCGGAGTAGTCGCCGAGCGAGAAGACGATCGGCGACCCGGCCGCGCGCGCCGTTGTCAGGCTCGCGTCGATCGTGGACAGGTTCGCGACGTCCGACGGCGTCAGGTAGCACGCGACCGGGCACGCGACGGCCGAAGCCGCGTTCAGCCAGGAGCTGTTCGCGACCGGCGCCTTAGCCATCCAGTGACCCGAACAGTACGTTTCCAGTACCGAAATGAGGGCCGAGTGGTTCGCGTTGGTCTTGTTGTCGATCAGGAAGAACCGGCCAGCGAGGAGCGAGTCGCCGATGATGTCTTCGAGGCGGCGAATCAGGTGCCCGCCGACGAGGGTCGTCTTCGACGAGATCGTCGCCCACGTAACGGAGCCGATCGTCTGCGACGTGCCGGAGAACACGCGCCCGGTCGTCGAGTCCTGCGAACAGACCCAAACGCCGTCTGACGTCTGCCAGAGGCTGATCTCCAGCGCGACGTCCGCGTTATAGGCAGCGCTCGCGTGGTAGTTCTCCAGCGTCTCTTCGCCATAGGTGGCCTGCGAGCCGCCCGCAAACGCCGTGTATTGCGTACCGGCGCGCGTACGGAACCATGCCCGGACAGGCGTGTCGGCGACCACGGTCGAGGCGCCGAACGCTTCCGCGGAGGCGATGCCCGAGCCGGTGATCTGCAGGCCGCCGCCGGTCGCCGCCGACTTGATCGCGACGAGCCCGCCAGCGATGGAGAGCTGCGTCGACGACGTCTCGACGAACGAGCCAGTCGCGCCCGACGGGAGGTTCGCCCACGCGACGAGGAGGTCGTCGTCGCCCTTCGAGCCGGACGGCGTCGTCGAGTGAACCGGCGTGTTCGGTAGCTGCGTGAAACCGCTCGGGACGGTGCCCCACGACGGGTAGCCCTGCGTCGTCGTGCCCGTTGCGTGGCAGACCATGAGGGTTAGCGAGTCGGAGTGGCCGAGGGTAATGCCGGGGATCGTGATAGTCGACGACGACGAGGCCCACGAGGACGACGCCGCGTCGACGAGCGTCGACAGGTCGGCGCCGGTCACGCGGTTGATCTGAATGACCCAGCGGCCATTGACAGGGGTTGACCACGTCCACGAGGACGTGCCGGAGATCGCCGACGCGCTCGGCACCGCGAGGCCGTACACCTCGGTCGGCCGCGTGAAGCCGTCCGTCGCCGCCGGAGGCGACAGCAACGTCCAGCCCGCCGGGGGCGTCAAGTCCTGCCCGGACGAGAAGGGGAGCTGGTTGCAGACGAACGCGACGAGGAGGTCGCCGTCGGCGACTCCGGTCGGCTTCGAGCAGGCCAGACTACCGACCGCGGAGTCCGACACGGCGGTCGTGTAATCCACGCCCGCCGTGCCGGTCTGAATCACCGGAGCCGCCACAATCGCACCTCCTGGTGTTATCCGTACTGGTGCATGCGGCTCAGCTCGTCTAGGACGCCCTCGAAGCCGCGTGAGTTGATCGCGGCCTGGCCGACGACCTCGCCGTCGATGTAGACGTCGACGGGCCGACTCGCCAGGGCGCATACCGCGGCGGCCAGCTTCGCGACGTCGCTCGAACGGCTTGCCCGAGCCGGGCGCGAGTAGCGCGCCGAGATCACGTCGCCTGCAGCGAAGCCGCCTTCGTCGAACGTCGCAACGCCGCCGAGCCGACGAGCGGTCTCAGACAGGATCGCCTTAGCTCGCGGCCGACGGCCGTCGTTCGCAAGCGGGATGTACGCCTCGCCGCCCGTCTCGGGCTCGGCGAACACGCGCACCCGACCGGGCTGCGTCTGCGCGATCATCGGGAGGTGTTCCTCGATGCCGCCGTACGCGTACGCCTTGAACAGGCGCCCGAGCGCGCCGCGCGAGTAGTTGATACCCGCGTTCTGGCGCCCGCTACTGTCGAGGTTGATCGTCTCGTGAATGGCCTTCGTGTACGTGCTCAGGTAGACCGTTTTCGACTGCGCAGCCCGGAGCAGGTTCACGGCCTCGCGCACTTGCTCCAGGCCGGAGACGTGCGCGCTGATCGTAGTCGTCTTGCTCCGCGGGACAGCGTTGTACCGGTCGATGATCGCCTGAATGTTGGCCGGGACGACACCGCGCTTGATCAGGTTCGTGAGAACCTGCTTCGGCATCTTCGCGTACGTGCCGATGAGCGTCGAGACGTCCTTCGTGTTCATGCCGAGGTGTCTCGCGTTCGTTTCGAGCGAGCCGACCTGCTTCTCGTACGCCGTCGAAACATCGTTGATGTTCTTGTGGTGACGGATCTCGCCCTCGGCGTTGCGGTTGATCTGATCGAGGTTCTCTTTCAGAACTTCCCGGTTGCGGATCCCGGCCGCGGTGTGAATGTCGAGCGAGGTGCCCGACGACGCCGTCGCGGCCTTCAGCTTGCGGAAGCTGACGCCGAGCTGGTCGGTCGTCAGGATGCCCTTGCCGAGGGAACGCTGATACAGGATGTACTCGCGCTCGGCGTTCTGCGCCGCGTTCGTCTGCGCGCCGAGGGCGTTCGTGATCCCGACGAATTCCTTCTTCGTGATCTTGCCCGTTGACGCGGCCCTCGCGAGCTGGTCGTTCAGCTTGCCTATTGACTGCCACGACAGATTGCCGGTCGCGGCCTGCAGGAGCTTGTTCGGGTTGATGCCTGCGCGTTGCGCGATGTCGAGCGAGTTGCCGCCCTTGCCGGACATGAACGCCGACGACATCTGCGACTGGAACGACGAGCCGAACGCACCGTTATCCGACGCGATCGACTGCAGCGCGTTCTGAATCGACGCGTGCGTCTCGGCGACGGCCTGAGCGACCATGGCCGCGCCGCGCGCGGCTGCAGCCTTCGCGGCCTTGCCGGGTGCCTCGAACGCATCCTTGATGGCCGAGAAGGCGCCGATACCGCCGCCGACGACCGCGCCGAGCGGGTTGCCGCCGGACAGCGCGAAGCCGCCCAGCGCCCCGCCGAGCACCTTCGTAAGCCCGCTGCCGAGCTGGCCCTTCAGTGAGCTTGGTCCGAGCGCCTTGCCGACCATGTCGCCCGCGGCGATGCCGAGCACGCCGCCGATACCGCCGCCGACGGCGCCGCCCAGCGCCTTACGCAGGCCGCCGATCATCGACGAGCCGATCCTCGCGCCCATACCGTACGAGCGGGTCGACATCTGCGACTCGGCCCGCGTGACGCCCGACAGGCCCGTGATGAAGTTCGTAACCGCGCGCGCGGCCGTGAGGCCCCACGAGGCGAGGCGCGCGCCGGTCGACAGCAGACGGCCGACGATGCCGATAACTGGACCCATCGCCGCGGCGAGGAGCCCGAACTTCACGATCGCGCCCTGCATGCCGGGGGAGAGGTGCGAGAACCAGTCAGCAACCTTGCTGATCACGCCGATGACGCGCGTCGCGACCGGCATAAGCTTCTCGCCGAGCGTCTCCGCAGCGACCTCGAACTTCTCCTTCGCCTGCGCCATCTTGAACGACGCGGTCGAGGTGGTCTTGCCCCAGCCCTCGACGTTCTTCTGCGCGTCGGCCATAGCCTGCGAGACGGACTTCGTCGCGCCCCTGAAAAACGTCAGGTTGTGGCCGCCGAGCTGCAGCGCCGTGTTAAGACCGGTCGCGCCGCCGAAGATCGCCTTCAGCTCCGCCGCCATCGTCTTCTGCTGCGGCGTGCCGTTCTTGACGGAGTCGTTATACCCCTTGACCTTCATTGCCAGCGTGGCGAACGCCTGGCCCTGCGCGGCGCCCTCGGCGCCGAGGCCGCGGTACGCCTTGCGGTAGTCGGCGAAGGAGAGCGAGCCCTTCAGGAACTGAGTCGACAGCGCCGCGAGGTGCGGCGACATCTTCGACTGCATCGCGGAGAGGTCGGAGGTTCCGGCTTCCATCCTCTTCATGGTGTTCAGGTAGACGAGGCCGGAGTGCGGAAGCTTCGACTCGATGTACTGCAGCGTGCCGGTCAGCCCACGCTTGCCGAGGTTCTGCGAGACGTTGACGGACGAAATGCCGAGCTGGTTCATCGCCGCTACCGCGACGTTGTTCGGGGCCTGCAGATTTCGGATTGTGAAAGCTAGTTCCTGCGTGGCTTCCTGCGCGCTCGTGCCGTGCTGCGTCAGCGTGGCGATAGCGCCCGCGACCTGCGAGAACTTGATGCCCGCGGCCGACGCGACCGGGATCACGGTCGACAGCGCGCCCGCATATTCCTGCATGGTCGTCTTCGCGAGGCCGGAGCCGCGGATGATCGCGTTCTCCGTGCTTACGGCATCCTTCGCGGTCAGGCCGTAGGACATCATGACCGACGTAAGGGCCGATACGGACGTCGCGAGCGGGACGTTCTCGGCGCGCGCGCCTTGCGCGGCAGCCCTTAGCGTCGTGAGCTGGTCAACAGCGGACCACCTACGGCCGCCAGCCTTCGCAACCGTGTACATGCCTTCGGAGAGCTGCGAGAGGCTCGTGCCGGTGTCGACGGCCATCTTCTTGATACCGGCCGACAGGGCCGGGATGTTCTTCGCAGGCTCGCCCGCGGCGGTCTGGATCAGCGTCATGGACTTCTGGAAGTCCATAGCAGTCTTGATCGACAGCGCGCCGACGGCGAGCAGGGGAAGCGTGAGCTTGCGGGTCAGCGACGAGCCGACGGTCTGCATCTTGCCGCCGAGGAGGCCGACACGCGCCGTTGCCTTCTCCAAGCGCCCGAACGCCCCAGCGGTCGCCTCAGCGGAGGCAGCCGCCGAGCGCGCCGCGGGGGAGAACGAGTCCTTGCCGATGATGTCGAACAGGACGGAGCGCGCAGAGAAGCCGGACACGTTTACACCTCGTCAGTCTCGGGGGCGTCTTGTGCCGCTGCGATCCGCTTAGCCTTCAGTCCGAAGTACGCAATCCACTCGGCGAACTCCGCACGCGAAAGGCGTTCCGACGCCTCGTCGACCGTGCAGTGAAGAACTTCCTCGGCTAGCTGGAAGAGGAAGTATCGTCGGTCGTCGCCTCGGAGTTTCCCTCGGCGTCTGCGACCGCGGTGTCGGTGATCTCGGACAGCTCGCCGATAGCCTCGACGATGCGCGACACGATCGACACCGGAAGCTGGCTGATCTGCTCGACGTCGCCGTCGCGGAACACGCGAAGCCGGTTCTCGTCCTCGACGCACCGCGACACGAGGAACGCGGCGGCGTTTACACCGTCCTCGGAGAACGACTGGCGGGCAAGTTTCGCCTGATGGATCTCAAATTCCTTGATCGTGGTTCCGCGGACCCAAACCTTCGTCGGGTTGCCGTTCTCGTCCGGCGCCTCGGGGATCTCGACCTCTTTGCGGCCGGTGTTGCCTGTCTGGTTCAGGATCTGTGACTTCAGGGACATGACGGGTTAGCCTCCTGCGGCAAGTTCGGCCGCCGTCTCACTGACGGCGGCCTGCACCCCGGCCATAACGCCGGGGAGGTGTGGCGGGATCGCTTTCGCGAAGAACGGGTGATTCTGCTGGGGCACGTAGCGGTCGATGTGGCCGTACACCGGGTGGCGCCAGCCGCCGTGCTCCTCCTTGTCCGGCAGGGCTTCCTGACCGGCTGGCATGCGCGACGCGTCGACCATGAGACGCACCACTGAGACGCTGCCGCCCGCTCGAACCTGCGTGCGGGTGGCTGCGGCGAACGCTGCGCGGAGGCCGGTGTGACCGTGCCCCTCGGCGGGGATCGCGAGCGCGTTCGACTGGACTTGCCTCTTCATCGGCTCGACGGCGACGATGATGTGTCGCCGCATACGGCCGCGTAGGGTGCCCGGCGCTCGACGCAGACCGCGCGCAACTGAACGCATCTGCGACGAGGCCAGGGCACCCACGGTGAACCTCCGTCAGGCGGTCGGAACGGCGATGAAGCCGGACGGGGGTTGAGTGATCGCGTACATGACGGTGAGCTGCGCGGCAGCGGTGACGTCGTCCGAGGTCGCGACCGAGGTCACGGTAACCGGGAAGACCTTCATCTTGCCGCCGGTCACGAGGCCCTCGTATGCGATAGCCATATAGCCGCTCGTCGGAACGCTGCCGCTCGACCCGTCGTCGAAGACGGTACGGAGGTCGCTTGACGTCTTGTCCATGTTGAACGTCAGCGAGGAGTCGGCCGCCGAGATCATGCCGGGCACCTTCGGCGTCCAGCGCGACTGAGCGTTCGGGAGGTCGACAGTCGCGCCCTGGCCGGACCAGCCAGCCTGAGATGCGATCGCGCCGGACAGTTCCTTACCGGCCGACAGCTCCGCGGAGGTCGGGGTGAGGTAGTTCGCAGCAGTGGTGAAGAAGACCCACTTGCGGACGGCGACCTGGATGTAACCGGACACCGGCGCCACAACAGTAGGGGTAGGCAGACCCATGAGTCTGCTCCTTTCGATTTCAGAATTGGGCCGGTGACCCGGCAGGGGCCGCGATACGCGGCCGGGATGAATTACGCTTGAACGCGCACAGAGAAGCGCAGATCAACGACCGGGCCTTCGATGGTCATGAACGGAATCACGTCGCCGTCGCTCGGGCACGCCGTCATCACGACGCCGCCGAGCAGAGGATCAGCCATGATCGCGTCGGCGACAGCCCGGTAAGCGTCGAACAGCGTCGACTCGACAGCCGTCATCTGGTCCTCCGTCGCGTCGTACGCGAGAGACAGGAGACACGAGATTTCGGCCGTCTCGATACCGGACGCGCCCGCGGCATTGTTGTAACCGAAGCTGAATTGCACGGCCGGTTGATCCGTCCTGTCCCAGCCGACAGCCAGGAACATGTTCAGCGGATCCCACACGGGGCCGTTCACAACCTGCCACGCGGGGAGCGCGGCAGACGCGAGAGCGACGATAGCGGCCTTCGCCGCCGGAATCGCGCTCACGACCACTGCGTGACCGTGCCGTCGACATCCCACAGCGGGAGCGCGACGGCATAGTCATCGGGCAGAAGGTTGATCGTGAATGCCGAGCCGATGTCGGCGGCCGTGCGGAGATCGGCCTTGTCGGCCTTCGTGAGCCACACGCCGCCCCCGGAGGAGTTACCCGCGACCAGAGCACCGGCCGCGGCCATCTGCGCGCTACGGGCGCCCGTAGGCGTCGTGTAGGCGCGAGCTGCGATCCGCTCGACCACGAACGCGGCCGACTGCGGCACAGCCGACACGCCGATCTGCGCGAGATAGTTCGCGCAAGCCTGCTGCGCCCGGTCGATGAGGTGCGCGGCGCGCGACTCCTGAATCGACGTGTCGTTCAGGGCGAGGCCCAGCTCGGCAACCGAAACAATGGGAGTTGTCATCGGGCCTCGCCCCTTCCGTCAGTCCTTGACTTCGGCGATGCCGTAATCGTTGATCTTGCGAACACGCTCGGCGACCTTCGCGTCGTCCGTCTCGAACGCGTACACCCGCGAGCCGAGGCCGCCCTGTTGGCCGGTCAGCGAAGGGCGCGGATCGCCGGGGACAAGCTCGAACTTCGCCCACGGCTTGTGCAGCAGGGCGCCGGTCTTCTCGTCCTTCTCCTGATCGGCGAATTCGACGCCGTAATGCGAGGTGAACTTAGCCATTCGAGACTCTCTCCTTACGGCTTAGCGATAGCCGCGACGGTCACCGAGGTGACACCGGAATAAGTGACGCCCGCGTTACCCGTGACCGGGTCGACACAGTTGGTCGGCACCGGGACGTATGTGTCCTTAGCGGCCGGGCAGGAGACCGGCACAGCCGCGTGAACGGTGTTCTGCGAGCACGGGACGACCGGCGTCGGCGATACGGTGATCGCCGAGCCGCCGCCGTTGTGTACGACGAGGTAAACCTCTTTGTACTGACTGACGCCGACGACGGTGTCGCCGCCAGCAGTCGCCGCGGCCGGAGTCACGCTCACGGATCCGGCCGCGTCCGGGTTTACCGGGGTGATGTTAGCCATTTAGGCTCTCCGATCAGGTCAGATCCTTGATCAGGCCGTGGTAAACCTGCGGGCCGTATTCGAGGCCGACCTCCCCGTAAAGCTGGTACTTGGTCGACGCGCCGGTCTTCGCGAGCGGCTCGACGAACAGGTGACCCTTGCCGGGGATGGTGAGCCAGCGCGGCTGGCAGACCGACAGGTCAATCACGCCGATCTGGTGGGCAGGCCACCAGCGGTTCAGCACGACGCCGAAGGTGCCGAAGTCGGTCAGCACGGTGTCGATCGCGATGCCGCCGAGGGTCCGGCTCGGGGTGGGCCAGTTCAGCGAGGAGGTCGCGTACAGGTTCGACAGTGCGAGCTTCTGGTCCGGGCCGACCATCAGGACGGTCGTGTCGCCGTTCAGCGGCGAGCCCGCGGAGAACATGGCGCTCAGCGCGTTGTCGAGGATGCTCTTCGACAGGGCGCGGTTCGTGCCGCCGTTCGCGAAAAGGTTCGTGGTGATCGCGCCGATGATGCCCTGCGTGGTGCGCGCCGAGGCGTTCGTGCCGGGCTTCGCGTAGGTGCCGGACAGGAACGACTTCTCGACGTCGACCGCGATCTTCCGCAGCTTCAGGCCGATCTGGTGCGACAGCTCGTCGACCACCGGGTTAGGCGCCTGGACGTTGATGCCGCTGTGCAGGCCGGTCGCGGCTTCCTTCGTGTAGGAGACCTCAACCGATTCCTGGTGAATCTCGACGACGTTCGAGACGTTCGAGCGAGACACGCCGGAGGCGGTCGGCGCCGCGGCGCCCTCTACCTTGCTGTTGTTCGCTGAGGTCGACTCCAGGTCTTCGGTCTGCCACTCGAACTCGACGGTCGCGGCGGTTTCGCCGCCGCCGCTGAGGCCGCCGATCATCGACAGGAACGGAGTGTCAGACGGGGCCACGCTGTAGAGCTGGCCGGTGTAGTTGGGCAGGTTGAAAGTGGTTCCCAGCCCGGAAATGGTAGCCATCTAAGGCTTTCCTCTCGGTTACGCGCCGGGCTGGGAGCCCGGCGGGTCAGATTTGCTGTTGTGCCTGCGCCTGCGCTTGCGCGCTTTGCAGCGCGACGAGTTGCGCGGCCTTCAGGGCGCCTGCGAGCTTGTGGTCGCCTGCCTTCTCCGCGGCTTCGATCGCCTGCGCGGGCGTCAACTTGACGCCGTTCGCGTCCTGGCCCGGATTCGGTGCCGGGACTCGCGGCGTGTTCCCGCGCTTCAGGCCCGGATTGCCAGCCACTGCCTGCGCGATGGCGGCCGTGATGGCCTGCGAGTCGGACGGGTCGACGTCGGCGATGCTCTTCATGAACGAGCGCGAGTCGAGCAGCTTCGCCGGGTCGGCGTCGCCTGCCGCGTGAAAGACGGCCAGCTCGCGGCGCGCCTCAGCGGCCGATGACCGCTCCGACTCGATCTGCTTCGTCAGCTCCGCCGGATCGACCGGCGTGTCTGCGGGCTCCAGGCCGAGTGCCTGCGCGACCGTCTTCGTCAGCTCGTTACGAGCGTCCTCGGCGGCCTTCGTCTTCGCGTTCGTGCGAGCGGCTGCAGCTTCCTTGCGGGCGGCTGCGACCTCACCGAGGACGAACGCTTTCGTCGCGTCGTCCAGGCCCGCGAGGGACTCTTCGAGAGTCTTCGGTGCGGGCTTCTCGGCTGGCGCGGCAGGAGGGGCGTCAGGGGCCGCCGGGGCGCCCTGCTGTGCATCGCTGCCGAGTGTCTCTGTGGTTTCCGCGGGTGCGGTCATACGGACGGCCTCCAGGGTCGTCTAGGGGACGCGCGCCTCCAGGGCGCGCGGGAAAAGAGGCGGCGCTTACTGCGCCGCGGGAGCGGGGTTACCGCCGGGGACAGCGTTCGCGGCGCTCGGGTTGGCCTGCTGTGCCTGTGCTGCAGCGGTCAGGTTCCCGACCGCGGCCGCGGCGCGCAGGTCGCGCGTCTCGACGTCGCTGCCGACGCTGGTAACGAACTGGAGCGCCTGGTTCTTCTTGTTCTCCTCGGCGATGATCGAACGCTCGTGCGCGGAGAAGCCGACGCGCCTCAGGGCGACGTCGGAGCCGGGTGCGAGGTGGCCGACCTGCGTCAGCTTCGCGACGGCGTCAGACGCCCCGGTGAAGCTCAGCAGCTCGGGCGCGACCCAGTCGACGTGCAGGCGCTGGTACTGCTTCGGGAGGGTGCCGTCGCCCGCGTAACGCGCGGCGTCCTGCGCCACGCACGCGATCGTTCGGGACCAGCTCTTATGCACGCGCCTCGCGTGCCGGTCACGCCGCGATTCGGAGACCTGCATCGACTCCGCCGACACCGGGTTTCCGTCGTGGTAGAGGCCGAGATCCTGCGGAGTGGCGCGGAGGATGCCCGCGGCCTGCGCCGCGTACATCTCGATGACCTTCGTGAAGACGCTCGGGTCGTACGCCTGGAACTGGTGAACCTGCGGGAGCTGGCCGTCCTCGTCGCGCTTCAGCGCGACCATGCGGGAGATGTACGTCTCCCACAGTGAGGCGGTCGTGCCGTCCTGCTTCTTGAATTGCGACTCGGACGCGCCGAGGATCGCCTTCTGCGGTACCGAGTAGAACTCTCCGGCCGCGTCGAGGTTCAGCAGGGTACGAACGGCGGCGTCGATGATGTTGCGCAGCTCCGGCACGATCGCCGAGCGGCCGTCGCGGTCGTTCGACTCGGCCGAGTAGGCGAGCCGGTGAACCGGCGGCCGCTGGCCGTGCGTGTCGCGCGCCTCGGGGTGCCAGACACCCTTGTCGTCCATCGACAGCGTGACGGTCTCGCCGGTCTTGTACAGCGTCGCCCACAGCGTGCCGTCAAGCCAGTACGTCTGCCACGCGTTGCGGACGAGCGTCTTCGTGTCGTATTCCGCGATGATGTTCAGCGGCGACTCGGCGGTGATCTTCACCGGGCCTGCGTCGTCGTCATCGCTCGACCCGACGATCAGCCAGCCGCGGCCCTTCACGAACGCGTCGAGCACGGCGAGCGGAAGCTCGCCGTCGAGGCCCGCCAGGTCGAGGATCTCGGCGAGAGCCTTGTCGACCTGATTCTCTCCGGCGACGCGCACACCGTCGACGACGGTGCGCTCGACGTACGGGTCGACGGCGAGGCGCGTCCAGCCGAGGACGCGGCGAAGACCCTGCAGCTCGGGCGGTAGCGCGATGCTCAGGTTCGTTATCGCCTGCTCGGCGTGGTAGTACGCGGTCGTCAGTTCCATGTCATAGCGGAGCCTGAACGCCTTGTGCTGCAGTCGCGCGACGATCGCGTTCTCCTCGTCGGAGAGCACGCCCAGCGTCGACAGGTACAACGTCGGGTTGAATGGCTGGCCGAGATCAAGGGGAGTCGTCACCTAATCCCCCTATCCCATAACGATTACGGAGCCGTCAGACGGCGTACCCTTGCCTGTTCCGATTTCAGAAAGGAGCCACGAGCGCCACATCATGCGCGCCCCGGCAGCACAGACCGCGAGGTCGATCTTCTTGCGCGATTCCCGGTTATCTTTCCGCATGGAAACGCCGAATTTGTTCGGCGCGGCCTTCGCGGCGGTCAAATGCTGGCGCAGCCAGCCCGATTTCGCGAACCGAAACGTGCCCTCGGTGATGTCTGTGTCGAGTTGCTCGACTGCGGCCGTGAACAGGGCTTGATGGGTTGGCGTGGACATGTCCCACGCGACTGCATGCTGCCTGTCGCCGCCCTTGACGGCCCAAAGCTTCAGCCGTCGGCCGTGATCCTTCGCCCACTGGTCACACATCGGCCACCAGAAGCGCTCATCACCGGCCGCAGCGTCGTCTTTCAGGTGCGACGGGTCGAACCAGAGGCCGACGACGCGGAATCGCGCGAATGCGGCCGCGAGATCGACTTCGAGGGCCATTCTGTCGACGATCTGGCCCTTTTTCGGCTGCTGGACGTGCAGAACCTGCGCCAGACCGGCCTTATTGACCGCTACGAGTCCGGTCGCGTCGTCCGACTTCGAGCCGTCGCCGAAAATCACGACCTGCTCGCCGTCGTTTATACGCTCGTCGACCTCGCACCGGCCGATCGCGAGCGCGTCGAAGCGCGCGTCGGCCTGCGAAACGACTTGGTTGTACCACTTGCGGCGCGATTCCGACGCCGCGTTCGACGGATTCATGATCGAAGCGACGATTCGCCGCGTCGACAGCCAAGTCGCGTCACCGCGGACGGCGTCGAGCACGTCCGGAGCGTCCTCCGCGGTTAGCGGAGCCTCCGGCGGCGCCTCGACAGAGTCGTACATGACGCCGTACTCGACCGCCGCGTCGACTTCGAGCTGCGTCGACTCCCATGCCTCGCGCTGCTTCTCGCCGACCGACTCGTCGCCGGGCCGGAAGGCGTTGCAGATCGCCAGCATGCGCGCGGCGCCGTCTTCCGACTTCGCCGCGTTGCCCTCGATCGCGCCCCACATATCCGGGCCGCTGTTCGAGGCGTTCCAGTTCTGGATCTCGTTCGGGATGACGAGCGTCGCCCGGCCACCCTCGACTGATAGCGGGTTGTTCGTGATCGCCTGAACCTGGCGGGAGTCGCCCATCGCCCAGACGTTCAGCTTCCCGACCTGTATGCCGAACTCGCGGCGCGTCTCGGCGGGCACGAGGGACGGGAAAAGCTTCATCGTGTTCTGTGTCTGTTCCTGCGACACGGCGACACACTGAACCCACGCGTTCGGCTCGTCGCGGCCGACCGGGCGGTCGCCGTCGAACCGGTCGAACGCGACCGGGCCGCACAGCGCCGCCATCGACACGCACGCCGCGAGCGGATCCTTGCCCCAGCCCTTCAGCCGCTGCAGGATCGCCGAGTGGTTCAGCCAGAAGCCCTCAGGGTCGATCGCGTAATACCAGAGGACGAACCGGGCCTGCTCCAGCGTGAATTGCCACGGCTGGCCGCGCTTGTCGCGCAGCCAGTAGCCGCACCACGCGAGGACGCCCCACCCGAGCGTCAGCTCAGGCAGCACCCACGCGCCGTGCTCGTAGCGCCACGTCGGGCCGATCAGCACCGGCCGCCACTTCAGGCCGACCGGCGGCGCGGAGCGCGCCAGCTCGTCGCGATACCAGTTCTCGATTTCGCGCAGCTCGGCGTCTCGGCTTGGGAGGAGTGTCGCCGCGCGGCTACGCGCCACGCTTCGCCCAGCGGGCGTTCGCGGCGGCGCGGTTCGCGACCGAGCGCGGCTTCTCGCCGGTCACGGGCGCGGCGTCGTCGGGCAGCTTCAGCGCGCGGAGAAGGCCAGCCAGGGTCGCGCGGTGTTGCCGCACCTCGGCTACCAGCGGGTTGATCACGTCCTGACCCATCGAGCCGCGTGTAAACAGCTTCCCGGCGGTCATTTGATCATTGAGCGCGGTCTGTAGCTGTTCGATTAGATCGGCCTCACGGGCGGCGTCCTCGACTACTCTCCGCTCATCCGCACGCAGCGAATAGCCTTCGGTGATGCCCTTCCAGAGGGCGCGACCGGCCGGGCCGAGCTTGCTCGGAGCCTTCAGAGCAGGAATATTTGCGGTCAAGGTGGCCTCCAGGGCCGTCGAGGGCCACCTGGACCCTAAAAATTCCGGTTTTGTTGCATGCAACATGACGCGTGCCAACTCAACGGTCAGGGGTGGCATGGCGATGGGGGGACTCCCCCCACCCGACCGGTCACCCTCTGTGACTGCGGCGCGGTGCGGCTGTTCTATTTGGGTGCGGCTCCGGTGCGCGACGCCAGCGTGCGGCGCTGCGGGTACCACCCTCCGAGACATTGCAGTGTGCGTGGGACGGTCCTAGATATAACGACCTATCGGCGTCGTCGTGGTCGAGGTGCCACGCTGACTCGGGGTGTATCCATTGACCGCAGCGGGCGCAGTGCGCTTCGCCGTCGGCTACATGCCTGGCTATGGCACGGCGCTTCGCCTGGTGCCGGGCACCATATCCTCGCTCGGCCGTGGTCATGCCGTGAGGTAGGCGACGAGGAGGGGGTTAGCGCGCAGTGCTAGCAGGATGGCGGGGGCTAGCGTGCTGATCACGCGTTCTTCGGCGGCTTCGTCGAGGCCGTGTGTGGCTGTGCCGCCACACTCATGCAGTGCAGCGTGCATCACTTCGTGCAGCAGTGTGCCGCGTGCAGAGTGTTCGCTCTGAGCGGGGTCTATGTCTATGCGGGCATGATCCTGTCGGCATATGCCGTACGCGCCATCAAGGGCCTTGCGCTTGACCTTGTAGGCGGCGCCGTTGACGTACACCTTCCGCGGCATAAGGGCCTCTGAAGACATTCAGGGCCTCCGCGTGTGGTGAGGTGTGCTCGGCGGCCTCAGCCGGAGCCAGTCGCGCGCCAACACCCGCCAGAGGGGCGCACCGGTCATCGAACGGCGAGGCCGCCGAGCACGTCTGTTAGCTGGTCTTCCAGCCGTCTTCGAGGTTCCACTTGCGCCAGTCGGCGGGCGTGCAGAGCCGCTCGTGATGCGCGCCGGGGTGCGGCACGTTCTCGGCGGCGTAGAGCCATGCGGCGTACGAGCTGCAGACGTAGTGACCTTCGCGGCCGTACGTCTTCCACTGCTCGTCGGCGAACTTCACGTTCGGGTCGACCGACTGCGCGGCGTCCATCGCGATGCCCTGCCAGTCGTACGCGGCGCCGAGGACGGTTTTCATGCGTACGGCGAGGCGTGCTCGGGTCGCGTCGTCGATGGGCTGGTCGTGGTTGCTGCAGGAGTACGGCGAGTGGATGTACTTGCGCATGTCGACCCAGCCGACGCCGCCGGGGCGCCCTTCGATGCCCCACGGGATCAGCTTCGCGTCGTAGTGAGACATGACGGCGACGTGCTGGTCGTCGGACGGCAGGCCGCGGAGCGCGGCGCCGATCGCGATCAGCTTGCCTGCGAGGCCGCCACCTTTGACGGCCCACACTTCGCCGGGCAGGAGGGTCGGCGCAGCGGTCACGGTGGCCTCCTGGCTCGGAACGTGAAAAGCCCCAGCAGGCCCGGAGGCCGCTGGGAGCAAGTTGGGGAGGGTCGTACGCCGCTTCGTTCGTTGCGCGCGTTATGGCGCCCTCTACTGGTAGCTAACTCAGCGCGCCTGGCGCTCAGCGTTTACTCACATCGAGTAGGTTGCCCACCGGTCGCGGACCCACGCGCCGGGGCCGTTGACGACGAGGTTCGCGCCCTGCGCGATCGCCATCACAGCGTCGCCGTGACGCTTCGAGGCGTAGAGCGTGTGACCGTTGGCCGTCTCGACCGCGGCGAAGTTCGCAACCCACGCGTACGTCTTCGGCGCCGGGGCGAAGCCGAGCACCTTGCGCGCGCAGCCGGAGCCGATCTCCTGGCCGTCGGAGAGGATGAAGATCCAGCGCAGGCCCTCGCGGTCGCAGTGGCGGCAAGTGCCGTCGCCCTCGCGGTCCTCGATCTTCTCGATGGTGAGGGTCTGCGTCTGCGTCATGTAAGAATCATCGCATGGCCCTTACGAGCATGCAAGTGTTTACACGCAAGAATGTTCATGCGGCGGACAGCCGGGTCGTGTCCGGCGCCGACGCGCCGTCGTGGATCCCGACCCACCAGTTCGGATTAGCCCGCCACCATTCGTGACCGGCGACGCCGTCGGCGTGGTACTCCAGCTCCTCGCGCAGCTCGACGAAGAACGTCGACGTACCCTCGTCCGGCCCGGCGGGCGTGTTCGCCCCGGTGAGAGGCGGCAACGGCGACGCCTTCCAATCGTCGGCCGGGTCGATCAGGGCGCCGTCGCCGTCGAGGCGCTCGTGCATCATCGCGACGTAGTCGGCGGACATGCCGCGCGACGTGTAGTCGTTCAGAACGTCGACGATGTCCTCGCGCCGGGCACGCCGAGCACGGTCGCGTTCGCGTTGCTTCGCGAGCGCCCGTTCGCGGCGGCACGCGGGGCAGTAGGCCGTCGCGCGTCGTACCGCCTGCTCGTACAGCTCGCCGCACTCTGCGCACGGGTAGGTGGTCACGGCATCGGCCGACGCGCCGCGAGCTGTAGCGCCGTCTCCAGGTCGCGTATGAGCTGACGCACCGCGGCGGGCGGCAGGCCGTGAAGGTCGTACATCTGATGGTTGTGCTTCATGTGGATGTGGATTCTGCCGTCGAGCTGAGCTGAAACGTCGATGGTCAGATTTCCGTCTGTGATCATGGCTTCCCCTTGCATCGATGTTCGGCGTGCAGCGTGCCGCTCAGCGGCGCGGCGCCGTGGATCTGCTCCTCGTAGCGGTGCCACAGCTCGTACGCGCCGGGCTTCGCGCTCTTGCCGCGTTGCCGTTCGAGGCTGCAGGTCACGCGGCCGTCGAGGATCGCGAGCATTTCGCCGACGAGGTCGAGCGGCTCGACGTCGACAGTGACGACCGCGGCGACAGTGTCGTGATCTTCCCCGGTGATGACGTCGGCGCCGCACCTCGGGCAGGTCGCCGACTTCGCGGCGCGGCGACTACCCTCGGCCAGCTCGGCGACCCGCGCCCGCTCGTACCCGTTCAGAGCGGGTGCCAGACGTCGCGACTGAACGCGTAGTCGACGGCCTCGCGCCAAGTGTCGAAGATGCGCATGTGGATCAGTGGCAGGCCGGTGACGACCCAGCCGGGAGCGGGCGGCCCACCGTAATACCAGCGGCACTGCTCGACGCGCAGCTTCATGACAGCCGCCCGGCATGGACGCGGTCGAAGTGGAGCAGTGCGACTCCTACGGCCTGACGCCACGTTTCGCAGAAGCCGAAATTCTGCACGCTATTGCCGCAGTCGCATTGCCAGAACCACGGCGGAAGGTCTCGCGCCATAACGCCCTTCGTCGCGCTGACACGCGGCTTCGGTCGCGGCGTCCACTCACACTCGCCGACCCTGTGCACTTCGGTGGTCTCCTCGCGGCAGTGACTGCAGGTCATGACGGCTTCGCAAGGTCGACGCTGCGCGAGGTTCTCAACAGCAGCCGGGCGACGTCGTCCATCGTGGCGCCGAGGACGGTGTGCGTCATGCCGCGCGAGCCGCGTTCGGTGACGAAGACGCAACCGGCGCCGGGCGTGATAGACGCGATGCGGTCTTCGCGGATGACGAGCCGGTCGGTGAAGACCAGCCAACGGTCAGTAGACATTCGCGTGACTCCATCCGTCGACGGCGTGGTCGCCGATCAGCATGCCGAGCATGCCGGGGCGCGACCAGACGCCGTATTGATCAAGCATGTATTCGCTGCTGCGCTCGGCTTCGAGTGCCGGGCAGCCCCACAAGGTGCGGCCCTCGAACGTGTTCATGTACGCGTGGTGATAGTGCGCCATGACGTAGACACGCACGTCGCCCAGCTCGTCGGTACGGCCGAGGATCTGCCGCTCGATCGCGTTGCGGGTGCGCAGCTCGACCGACGGGCCGCGGCCCTTCTCGATGTAGCCGTGCGACAGGTACGTCTTCACGCCGGACAGGTTGAGCACGATGCCGGGGTGCGTGTCGCCGATCGTCCAGTCGACGTGCTGGCCGGTGTGCGGCTCCAGCTCGTCGAACAGCTTCTTCACTTGACTGGCGATGTACGTCGAGCTGTTGTCGTTCGAGGTGGTGACGACCTCTTTCGTGTCCCCGTGCCGCGTCCACTCGCCGTGGTTGCTGATCACGGACGAGGCGGACACCGGCAGGCCGAGGCGGAGCGCCTCACGCATCGTCCAGACGCGCAGGTCGAAGTCGAGGTCGAGCTGCGCGCCGCGGCGTAGCTCGATGGTGTGCGGCTGGTTCGCGTAGTTGCCCATCACGTTTTCGTGCTCGTCGCCCATGAACGCGACGTGTATGCGTGACGGCTTGCAGGCGTAGACCTCGGCCATGTGGCGCGCGACGCCGCGCTTCCAGTTCTCGACGGCCTGCGCGGTGTTCTTCTTGCCGAGCTGCGGGTCGGCTACGAAGATCGCGTATGTGGCGGACACCGGGTCGACCCGTCGAAGGTTGTACAGCGCTGGCTTGCTGAACGTGTCGACGAGGTCTTCGCGCCAGCTCTCGACGACGGCGGGCGTGATCCGCCCGGCTGTGACGCGCCGGAACCGGGCGCTGTAGCTGTAGAGCTGGACGACGTCGCGTGACCCGTCGTCGAGGCCCTTCGACTGCTGCCACGTCGACATGCGCACGGTGTCCTCGACGACCTCGAAGACGTCCGGGTCGAGGTTGAACATGGCGAGGATATGCGTCCAGTCGTCGTTCACGACCTCGCGGTCTGTGGTGACGTTTTCGGCAGTAGCGCCGTCCGGGTCGATATGCATTTGACCGGAGCCGACACTTTTACCATTCGAGCGTGACGTATTCACATTAGCGTTTATGCTTTTGGCAATTCGGCCCATTAGGCGGCCTTTCGTTTTGTGCCGCCGTGGCGGCATTTGCATAGCCCGGCGCGATGGCGCGATAACGTCGCATTCGACACAGCGCCGTCGAGGTGGATTACGAGCTTGTCGTCTGAGACGTAGTCGGCGCCGTCCTGCTTGGTCGAGTGCAGGGCTCGGAGGATCGCGGCGCGGTCTTCGTCGTCGACGCCGTCGAGGAGGCGCTGCAGGCTGCAGCGGGGCGCGTCGCTCGTGCGGCCAGCCAGTCGCTCGCGGCCGTCTCGGTCGGCGGTCACGGCCGGGCCGCCAGGCGTCGATCCGGAAGGATGAAGACGGAGGCCGGAGGCCGGAGGTCTTCATCGCGGAGCTTGCCTAGTGGCCCTGCGAAAGAAGCTGCTAAGCTTATAGGCAGCAGCATCAATTGATGCTGGTTGCTGGAAGTTGCTGGAGCGTCCAGCAGCATGTTAGACACCTCCTAGCGGATCGTCGTTTACACGGCCCGGCCAGTGCCCGAGCGTGTGGCCGCTCCGCTTCGTGTGGATCTCCCCGCGGGAAACCAAGATCGCGATCGCGTCGTCGATCCGGTTGTTATCCGCCTTCCCGAGGATCTGCCGGACACCCACCCGAAGATCAGAAACACCGACGCCGGGCCGGTTCGTGATGATCGTCCGAACCGCATCCACAGCCGCCGCGCGGGCCGCCGTGAAACGGTCACCGCCCGTTATCCGTAATGCACGGGTGGCGGGCTCGAATTCGAGCGCGGCCTCCTCAGTTTCGACGTCGCGGCCCGACGCGCGGAAATAACGCGCGCCCGTCTGGTCCTTCGTCAGGATCCAGCGGACGTCGGCCCAGTCGTCGAGCCGGGTCGCGCCGCGTGACCGTTCCGCGCCTTGTTCCATTTCGCCGCGGCCGGTGTGATTAGGCATTACTAAATGCGCGACGCCTGCCTTTTCCTTGATAATGTCCAATTGGTTCAGGAACACGCCGACGGCGCCGTTCTCGTTCTCGTCGCCGATGTAGGCGCGCGCGAACGGGTCGACGACCCACGCGGCGACCTCGTGCTCGCGCAGCCACTCGACGACCCACGCCTCGACCGACGGGACGTGCAGCGGCAGGCTGTAGCCGCGCAGGTTCAGCACGGCGACGGCTTCCGTGTTGCGGATCTGCGTGTCGCGCAGCCAGCGCCGGTACTGACTGCGGGATACCTCGTAATTGAACAGGCCGACGCGGCCGTCGAGGTCGGCGACGCCGTACCGGCCGAGGAACGGCTCGCCGTCGACGAGCGCCCGCGCCAGGTTGTTGATCAGCGTCGTCTTGCCGCTCTTGTACTGCGCGGTGAGGAGGACGTTCGCGCCGGTCGGGAACAGCTCGTCGACGAGGTACGTCACCGGCTCGTCGGGAACCTCCAGCTCGGCCGCGAGGGTCGGCAGGTACGGCGGCACGCGGAACTCGCGGGCGGCGTCCTCGGCCTCGACGAGCCTGCGCGCTTCACGGCGTAGGCGGAGCTTCCCGACTTCGATCAGCACGGCTGGATCGCTCGTAGACGTACCGGGCGCTGCAGATGTCGCACTCGTCGACTTGTCCGATGAGCTGGCCGTCGACGTAGGCGCGGCTGACGTTGATCCAGTCGTGGTCGTCGTCGGCACATAGTTCGGGTCGAGCGGGTCGTTCGATGCTTCCCACGGTGCAACCTCTCGGTATCGGGTGATCGTCGGTTCCGGCAGCGCGGCCGGGGTGAGCTTCCCGAATTCGAGGCCGGAGCGGATCGTCGGCAGCGTGTTCGGGTGGCCGTAGAGCCCGCCGTCGGCGGCGCCGAGCACCTCGACGACGGTCGCCTCGTCGATGGCCCCGGCCGCGACGTAGTGGCCCATCTTCACGGCCGACTGGTTCAGTTGATCGTTGCGGCCGGTGCCGACCGGTACGGCCTGGATGTTTGCGACTTCGCCTTCGAGCGCGGCGCGGGCGTACTTCTGCGCCCGGTCGAGGTCGGCACCGGTCGGGATGACGACGGGGCCGTCGCTGGCCGGACGGGTGGCGCGTTCCTTCTTAGCGTCCCACTGATCGAACATGCCCGGCATGTCAGGCCCTCCTCTCTGCTGCGTGTAAACGCGTCATGCTTTGTGAAGCGGGCGCGTCCAGCGGTACCGGCGGCCGTTCGAGCCGACCGACGGTGCGAGGAGCACGTAACCGCCTGCGCCGCGGTAGTCGACGCCGGGCAGCATGTTCGCGGTGTTCCCTCGGCCGGTCGGGGCGATGAAGATGTGATGACCGGCGTCGCGCGGCGTGAGGGCGTGGCCGATCTCGTCGACGTCGTCGATGGGTCGCTTGCCGTCCCCGGCGGGGCCGTACACGGCGAGCACGCCTTCGCGCCCGTCGACGTCGATCACGTCGAACGTGCGACCGGTCGGCGCGCCGATGTTTAGGTCCGGTCGGTCATGCCACCATGCGCGAATCTTCGCCTCGTCGGTCGTGGCGTTCTTGAATCCGTGCTCGGTCACGGGCCGTTTGTCGCGCGGCATGCACGGGAATACGGCGACACCGCGGCGGGCGTACCACAGCGCGGCCGACAGCAACGCTCCCGGCTTCGCGAGACGGTCCTCGGCGTCTTGCCCGGTCTTGTCCAGCTCGGCGCCCAGACGGGCAATCAGGCCCGCGTTGCCGCGGCGCTCAGCGTCGAGGTAGCGCTCCGTCAGCTCGGCGAGCGTGGTCACGCCGTCAGCTCGTACGGGATCGACTCGTCGACGTCGAACGAGCACAGCATGCCGACGCCGAGCCCGGCAGGAATGCCGGACATGCGCCGCAGCCGCGCGACGTGCGCCGGGTCGTCGTCGAGCGCGAGCGCGATCTCCGGATCACTGTGCCCGTCGGTCGCCATGTGGAAGATCGCGGCGACGACCTCGCGGCCGGTCAGCGCGGCCGGGCGGTCGAACTCGGCGACACGCAACACCGCGACCGGGTCGACGATGCCGTCGTCGAGCAGAGTGGCTGGCCCGACTCGCGAGTACCGGCCGCGCTTCAGGCAGACCCGCCGGTCGCCGCGAACGTACACGGTGTCCGGGGTGTCGGACATCGGGGGAAGTGTGGGCATGATCCGTCCTTCGGTTTCAGGAATAGGGGCGTCGGGAGATCGGTCCCGCGGCCGGGCCTCATACGTCCCGGCCGCGGTGCCCAGCTACCGACTGCCGGACGCTGACGCGGTGCCGACGATCGAGACCAGCGCCAGGGCCAGCCAGAAGGTCGGCAGCCAGCCGAGCGCGGGGATGCGCCCGTCGGCCGCGTGCGCGGCTCCCAGCGAGAGCATCGCGATCCAGACGCTGACCGCGAAAGCCAGCACGGCAACCACTACGGTCATAGCGACTTCCTTCATGTCGGCCTCCTTAGAACGGCGGCTCGTCGCCAGCGGGCGCCGCGGGCGTCTGTGTGTCGCCCCACGGGTCACTGTCGAACGGGTCGGCCTCGACGGGCTTCTGCTTCTTGCCTGCCTCGGACACCTTCACGACGAACTGGTTCTGCTTCTTGCCCTCGGCGTTCGTGCGGCCCGTGAGCTTGATCGAGATCCGGTCGACGGTGTCGCCCGCGCCGATGCGCTTGCCGTACGCCTTCTGCGCCTCGGCGAGCTTGAAGAAGAGCTGCTCGCCCTTGATGGTGACGAACAGGGCGGCCGCTTCGCCGTTCTTGTCCAGCCCATTGAAGATCATCTGCTGTACGGGCTTGTCGGTGACGTTCGCGGTCGGGCGGCCCTTCGGCTGCCAGTACAGGTACTCGCCCGAGTCGTAATCCTTCTTGTGGATCGTCGAGCAGGGCGTCGACACGTCGAGTGTCTGGACGGTGCCGTCCGGCAGATCAGCCCACGAGATCGCGGGCGCCCGGTCGGTCTCTGCGAGCGGGTCGTAATCGTCGGTCATGCTGCGGTTCCTTTCGTTGGGCGGATGTTGTGCTGCGGGCCGCCGGACATGTGGCGGTCGCAGCCGGTGATCGGCTTCAGGCAGAGACGCGCGTCGCCTCTGCTCGTGCGGGTGAGAGGTGTCCCGCACCATCGGCACTCGACGAGCGGCGAGTACGGCGGGGTGTGCAGTCGGCCGAAGTTCGGCAGACCGTGACCGGACAGGCGGCCCATTATTCGAGCCCGCGGACGATCGTGTCGCCGTCGTCCTCGTCGTCGTGCGACTGTCCGGGCAGCGGGATCGCGTTGCGGATGTTGCCCCACAGCTCGACGACGGCGCCCATCGTCGCGTCGTACATGCCGGTCGGGCGCACCTGGAACGCTGCGCTCGTGTGCGGGCTGTCGAGGAGTTCGAGCGCGATGCGTCGCGCCGTCGGTGAGATCGTCATGCGGCGTTCTCCAGTTCGGCGAGGCGCGCCTTCACGGCCTCGGTGTGTGTGTCGTTCCACTCGCGGCGGTACTTGCCCCACAGCGCGTGGCAGGCGGCGCGGTCGGGCGCCTGTGCGATGTCGCGGAGGATCAGATCTTGCGGGCCGAGCCCGGCGCGGGCGAGGTTCGCGACGGCGTCAGCGTTCGTCATCGGGTAGTCGACTTCAATCGGCGCGACCGCGGTCACTTCGACGATTGCGTCGACGTCGGCCTTCTTTGCGGCGAGGATCTTCTCGGTAATCTGCGCGGAGTGGCTACTGAACTCCGCCGCGGACGCTGCGGCCTTCTCTATTGCGTCGGCGAACTTCTCAGTATTTGCCTCGATGATCGTCTCGACGTAGCCGACCGCGGGCGTTACGACGGCCAGCGCCGGGGCCGGGTCGGTCGGCTCGGGCGGCGCCACTTCGCCGAGCTTGACCGGCTTCACTTTCCGCTCGGCGGCGTGCAGCGCGTGAACCTGCGACGCGAGCTTCGCGGCCTGCCAGCCGTCGTGCAGGTTGACGAGGTACGCAGCGGCGCGGCCTTCGCCGCGGGCGATGTGCATCACGACGCCCCACTCGGGGGACACGTCGAGCGGTGTCCGTTCCCACGTCTCGACGTCGACCTTCTTGCCGCGGGCGTAACCGGCGAGCTGGATACGGTGCGACGGGAGGTGAAGCGAGCCGGTCTTCTTGTCGCCGATGATGATCGTCCCGGCGGCGAGGATCACGGTCTTACCGTCGACTTCGGCGACGAGGTCTCGGGTCAGGCGGTACGCGTGGTCGAACGTCCCAGCCGCGCAAATGTCGTCGTTGATCACGAACACTTCGGTCTCGACCACTTCGAGGCCGAGCTGTTCGACGAGCTGGTCGTACGCTGCGACGTCGCGGACCATGCCGTCGTCAAGCGCGAGCGGGTCGCGCTCCGGGTCGGTGAGCGAGTGAACGGCCGTGCCGTAGTCGGCTTTCTGGTTGCCGCCTGACCGGTCGTGCGCCCGTTCGAGGATCGCGTCCAGTTCGGCTTTGTCCGTGTCGCTGTACTTGTTCAGGTCGGAGCCCATCGCGGCGATGAGCGCGGCGAGGTCGGGTGAGGCGGCGACGCCGACGGCGGCGTGACGCTTCTCCCACCGTGCGATGCCTTTGCCGTTGTCGAGCGCGTTCGCGAGCGTCGACATGCGGATATACGGGATCGGCTTCGCTTTCAGGTTCGGCTTGCCGTTGCGGCCGACGGGGACGATCAGCGGGCGCCCCCACTGGTCACGCTGAAGGCCCTCGGCGAGCGGGTCGACGTCGGTCATCAGAACGGCTCCGTTACGGGTTGGCGGCTGGGGCGAAGTCCGGCCCATTCGGGGGACCAGCGCGGCGGCAGCTCGTAATGCCGTCGGACGTGCTCTCTGACGATCGCGGCCGTCATCGCCGGTTCACCCTCGACGTTCTCGACATCGAAGTCGACGTCGAGCGCCTCGACCTGTTCGGACACATGGCCGCTGTTCGCGCCGTAGCTAGGCGCGCCCGGCCGGGTTACGCGGCCGACCACGCCGCCGAGGTCGCGCACCGCTTCGACCTCATTCTGAAACCGAACGTCGGTGATGACGACGTCCGCGCCGTCGTTCAGCAGGGCGGTCGCCTTACGCATGGCGGTCTTGATCCAGATGTCAGGGTCGGTGTTGTCGCGCATGCTGACGCCGAAGTTCTGGAGGTACGTAACAACGTCGGGGTAGCTGTCTTTCGCGTCTTCCCAGCCGACGAGGTCGACGAGTTGGGCGAGGCGGATCATGCGGAAGCCGTCTCGGCCTCCGGCGGAGATGACAGGGTCCGCGTCGTACGCGGCGGCTTTGAGCGCATCGGCGAACGCGACGCGGGTAAAGCCGTGCAGGTGGCGGGCGATGGTGTCTTTCCCGCTGCGTTTCCGGCCGACAAGGCCGAGTAACTGGCGAGGCAAAGCGTCTCCTTACAGGAAGATGTCTCGGTTTTCGTTCTGGTCGATCGGCGAGTAACGGTGATTGCTGTCGGGCATGAGTGACCCGGTCGGGTCGCCGGGCTGCCCGCAGAATTCGCAAGTGTTGCTGTCGTCTGTGGTCAGCCAGGAGAAGTCGCAGGGCGTACAGAGCCAGCGCTGCGGGTTGTATCTGGTGGACTTTCCCACGGGTGCGCCTCCGTGTCGGCGCGATGCTCCGCGAGTAGCGTGTTCGCGCGATTGATCCAGTCGGTTAGGACCGGTTTCGGTTTTGAGAACCGCGGGTCGACCGGCTTCGGCTTCTTCATAGCGGCAGCGGGTCGCCGTATCCGGCGGCGCGGAGTAGCGCGACGGCCTCGGCGAGGAGGAGCCGCACGACCGGCAGGCGTCCCGCGCCGGTGTAGAACCACTCATTCTCGGCGAGCGCGGCTTCGGCGAGGTGGACGTACGCCCAGCCGGGCAGGAACGCCCACCATGAGCCAGCGTTCGCCGCGCCCTTCCCCTTGCGTTTACACACGAGTACGGCGACATCGGCACGCCTGTTCACCCGCTCCGTTTCGGTTTCCGACATCCAGGCGTGGATCTGCGCGTCGGACGCCGACTCGGCGGCGTGGCCGCCTTTCACTTCCCACGCGACGCCGGGCGTGCCGGTGATGTCGCCTTCGTCGAGCGCGCCGTGCAGCGCGGGCCGTTCCGCGCTCGGGAAGCCGTGCGCGACGAGGTGCCGCACGACCGCCGTCTCGCACGCGGTGCCGATCTCCTTCGGTTTATTCACCATTGGGCACCTCGACGAGCGCCTCGACGATGACGCGGTACTCGCGCACCTCGCCGTCGAGTGGTACTTCTTTCTGCACGCGCTGAAGCGACGAGCGGGCGCCGACGCCGAGCGCGCCGGTCAGGTCGAACAGCGCTAGGAGGTCGGCCGGGTCGTACGTGCGAGTGTGAGTCATGCGGAGTCGCTTCACGGCTTGTCCTTCTTGTCGAGCGGCTGCGGCACCCAGAGACGGCCGTCGGCGACGAGCTGGCGGTAATCGTCGGTCTCGACCCGGTGGACGGTGTGCCCGCACTCGTCGCAGATCCGCCAGCGCGGCCAGTCGGCGGGCTTCGTGATCGTGTGACTGCAGGGCGCGGCGGGCGCGGCGGGCGGCGTGATCGGCGCGAGGACCGACGCGAAACCTCCGGCGCTCACCGGACGGCCTCGACCGCGGCCGGGGTGATGCCCCAGGTTTCGCCCGCGCGGAGCGGGTTGGGCTCGTTCTCGTCGATGAGCCAGCGGTCGATGACGAACGGCAGGCCGACTTCGCATTCGACGGAGTCGAACATGAACGCGACCGGGTCGACGTGCTGCCCGGCGGCGTCGAGCGCGGAGTGCCACACGGTGCCGATGTGCGCGTCGAGGTCGAGGTCGAGCACGGCCTCGGAGGTGTCGACGATGTACCGGCCGGTGTCGGGCAGCGCGAGGATGGTCACGGCGTCGACCGTTCGGCGCGTTGCGCGGCGGCGTGGACGGCGCGCATCTTCGCGGCGTTCTCGATGCGCTTCAGCTCTTCGGTGCCGTTCATGCGGAACCGCGGCGGCCTGCCACGGCGGGGGCGTGCCGCGTTGTTCCGGGCGCGACGGTTGCGCGGCTGCGGGGCGGTCACGGCCGGACGCCGGTCAGGATGTACTCGGTTAGCGCGATCGCCTCGGCCGGGTCGTCGGCCATGCGTGCGGCGGCGCTGAACGCTTCGGTGCGCGCGGCGGCGTGCATGTCGGGCCGCCGGTTCACCGGCTCCGACTCGGGCTTCACCTGTTCGCCGAGCGCGCGTGTCAGGGCGTCGCGGACGCGACGCGCCTCGGCAAGACTGAGGTAGGCGCTGACAATGCGCGACGGCTCCGAGTGGTGACCCATCGCTAACTTGATGTCGCCGTCAGGGTCGGGCCGGTCGGCGACCTCGACTTCCTTGCATCCGTAGGAGACGGTGAATTTCGGCATGGCGGAGCTGTCCTTTCGTGCGGCGGGTGGGTTGTGGTGCGGTCAGGCGACGAACGACTCGACGTCGCCGCGGCGGTACCGGGCTCGGCCGTTCACGTAGCACGGGGCCGGGCCTCGTTCGAGGTAGCGCCAGTTACGGAGCGTCTTCGTGGTGACGCGGAGGAGGTCGGCCGTCTCGGCCGGTGTCAGCAGCTCCGCGGCCGCGCCGCGGGTCATTACCTCGCGGCTTCCAGACGGCGCGGCCGGGGTCACTGCGGGTCGGGCGTGCCCGCGGCTGCGATCGCGAACAGCTCGCGAAAGCCGGTGAAGGGGAACGCCGTCAACGTGTGTGCGATGAACTTCGGGGACGGGTCGGTCCTGCCGAGGAGGACGTTCGCGACGGTCTTCTCGGTGAGGCCGAGCTGCGCGGCGAGGCGGGCGTACGTGTCGAGTCCGGTGTTGGCACGCAATGACGCCCAGGCGCGCTGTCGGGGTCGGATCGTGTAGCCCTGCTCGGAGGTCTTTCGCATACGAGAGAACTTACGCTCAGTCATTGATACCGAGCAAACAGCACCTCGGCGTGTCGAAACGCGTTTCTGTTCGTTACACTCAGTGACGCCCGGATTCCCTGGCCTGCGTGATACATCGTTGGCAAGAAGTTGCCAGACTTACGCGCGCGTGCCTCGCCGGAGGGCGCCTATTTGCGCGCATGCAATAATCCCGATCATGCCTAACGACAGTACGAAATGGGGGCCGCGCCTGTACGCGTGGCTGGAGGCGTACTGGCGCGCGAACGACACGAACGCGAACGCCTGGTCGGATGCACACCCCGGCATCCAGGGCGCCACGTTGTCACGCTGGAAGACGGGAACCGTGCCGTCCCTGCCAGCCATGCGCGCCGTAGCCGACGCCGCCGGAGTGTCGCTCGTCGACGTGCTCGCCATCGCCGGGGCGCTGCGCAACGGTGAAGCGACATCCGAGCCGCCAGTGCCCGCACCGCCGTCCATCGACGTAGCGATCGCGCAAGATCCGGACCTGTCGCCGCTTGCGCGTAAGACGCTGCGCGACCTGCTCGGCGCGATCCGCGAGGCGGAGGCCGCGGAGCCGGAGCGGCCTCGGCGAACGAACCGGCGGCGGCCGAGGTGACGGTGAGTGTGGTCACGTTACCGTCTGTTAACGTGCCCGGTGTCTGAATGGTACGTTTTACGTGCACCACACACGTCCGACAGCGCGCGTGAGAGGTGCGGGACTTACACGAGAAAGGGGAGGGGGGTCTCACCTATGCACGAGAAGGTGCATGTCGCATGGAGTGTCCAGACACGTGAGGCTGCGCGCGCCTGCAGGCGCCGCAAGCGGATCCTTGCAGCCGTCGCGGTCTTCGTGCTGCTGATGGCACCGTCGCCGGTCATGATGGCGATGCGGGCGCATTACGGCAACGTGATCATGTTCCACAAGACGAGGCGCGGCCCGGACGGCGACGGCGACGCCGACGACAGGCAGCCCCCGTCGACGCCGACTGTCACTGTCACGGCGCGGCGGTAGACGATGCCCGGACACGTCCGCAAGCTCGACGGCCGCCGGAAGCCGTGGCAGGTCACCTACCACGACCCGGCCGGGCGGCGCCGCGCGCGGGCGTTCGTCCGGAAGCTCGACGCCGACCGGTTCCTCGCCGAGCAGACAGTCGAGGTCGGCACCGGGAAATGGATCGATCCGCGGGCCGGGCGGCTCCCGTTCGGCGAGTACGCCCGGACATGGATCGATCAACGCCCGGTGCGCGAGTCGACCCGTGAGCGTTACCGCGGGTACTGGTCGCACATGCGGGAGCTGCACGCCGTGCCGCTGGCGAACCTGACTCCGGCTCTCATGCGGGCCTGGCAGGCGGCCCTGGCCGGGAGGCTGGCCGCGTCCACAGCGGGAACGGTGCGCAACGTCGCCGCGACGATCCTGCACGACGCCGTGCGGGACAAGCTGGTCGCCGCGTCGCCGCTCGACGACGTCGCGCCGCCAGCGAAACCTGACCGCGTGCTCGTGCGGCCGATGCCGGTCGGAGACGCGTTCACGCTCGCGGAGGCGTTCACGCCGCGCTACCGTGCGGCCGTCCTCCTCGGCCTCGGCGCCGGGCCGCGCCGCGGTGAGGCGTTCGGCCTCACTGTCGACCGGGTCGACTTCCTGCGCCGGGCCGTCACCATCGACCGGCAGCTCGTCGGCGTCGAGGCGGGCCAGCCAGTGTTCGGGCCGCCGAAGACTCGGGCGTCGTCGAGGGTGGTGCCGGTGCCGGGCGAGGTTGTCGAGATCCTCGCCGCGCACCTCGCCGCGTGGCCTGCCGTGCCCGGCTCCGGATGGTGGCGCGAGGCCGGGGGAGCGTTGACGCCGCTCACGCACGGCGGGCTCGTGTTCACGGCTCCGCGTGGCGGGCCTGCCGGTCGCGCGAAGGTCGGCGACGCGTGGCGCCGCGCGGAGGGTAAGGCGTTCGGTGAGCGCCGCGGCGGCCGCTTCCACGACCTGCGGCACGTCTACGCGTCGGCGCTGATCGAGGCGGGCGAGTCGGTGAAGGTCGTTCAGGCGCGGCTCGGCCACGCGTCGGCGCAGGAGACGCTCGACACATATGCGCATCTGTGGCCGGACTCGGAGCATCAGACACGCAAGGCGATCGGCGCCATGTTCACCCGCACGAGCGACGAGGAGGTCGCGCAATGATCATCGTTCTGGTTGTCGGACTCGTCCTGTCGCTGTGGGTGTTCTCCGTGTTCGCGTGCGACTGGATCGGCGCCCGCAAGGGCTACCCCGGCGGCCGCGGCCGGTTCATCGCGATGGGCGCGTTCCTCGGCCTGCTCGGCGTCGGCGTCGCCGCGATGATGCCGGATCAACATTCGCGCGTGTAAACACTTGTGCGCCCGTCTTGCGTGCGCGTAAGATGAGGGCATGACAACGACAACCGCCCCGGCCACCACAGTCTCACTCCGCAAGGCTCACCACGAGCCGCTTCGCTTCGACTGCGCCGCCGAAGATGTCTGGTACGCGCTCGAAGGCCGCCCGCTGTGGTGGGACGAAGCCTCGTACATCCGCTACCAGTCGGACACGGGCGACGAGCCGTGGCGCGTCTACCGTCTCCGCCGCCAGCCGGGCTCGGCGCCGATTGAGCGCGGCTGGGCGCGCTACGAATGGAACGAGGACACCGACGAGTACGAGCTGTCGATCTGGTTCGAATCCGACATCGCCGCCGCGAACGCCGCGCTCGACGCGAAGGCCGCCGAGTGGTCCGGCTGGGACGAGGTGCCGTTCTGATGGCGCGCCAGGATCCGGCCTCGCGGATCATGCGGCAGGCCGTCGCGTTCGACCGGCTCGCCGCGAAGGCGTACCGCGCCGGGAGCTTCCCGACGTACCGCGCGTACGCGGCCCGCTCCAACCGACTGAAGCAACAGGCGCACACGATGCGCACCCGAGCGCAGGAGAGCGACCGGAGAGCGACATAACCCGCCAACCAGACAGCCGAGGCCCCGCACCCGCGGGGCCTCGCGTCGTTTCCCGACCGGTCTCCGGCTTACAGGTCGACTCGTCCGTCGCCCGGCCTGTAACTACGCGGAACGTAGGCTGTGGGCCAACGTTTCCGGTACTTTCGCGGCGTCCCGCTGCGTCCCTGAGCGTCCTCGACCGTCCCGCTCTGCCAGCGACATCGAGCGACATTCTCGGCCCGCTGCGGGCCTCTGAGCGACACGAGAGCGACTCGAATCTCGCGTCAGGTCTTGCGCTCGCGTAATGAGTGTGCGTAACCTGGCCCGTGAGAGGAACCGACGACAGGAGGAGCGTCATGGGTATCAACGGTGATTATCTGACGATGGCGGAGGCGTGCGGCGAGGTCGAGCCGCGTGGCGTCTCGTTCGTGCCGGGCGTCGACTTCGACCCGTACGACGAGTACGACGTCCAGGCCGTGCGCGGCGCGATGGAGAACAGCCGGTTCGACTCGCTCCGGCGGCTCGAACGCGATAACGCCTCGCTCCGTGCGGAGCTGGCGCGGCTGTCCGGCGACCACGACGACGAGGGTTACGAAGAGGCGTGCGAGAACGTGTCCTGCACATGCGGTCACCCCGACTGCGGGGCGTGCTGACATGACTGTCGACCGGTTTGCGAAACTGAAGACTGCCGAGCAGATCGCTAGCGAGTATTACGGGCCGCGAGGGGAACGAGGCAGCGGAATGAGCGAGCAGGCGGGGGACACCGTTCTAGATCTGACCGGGGCGAAGCTGTTCGAGCACCTGCGCGTCAGCGACGAGTCGGGCCACGTCCTGATCCTGATTCCCGAGACTCAGACCGTCGTCAAGCTCACTGACCGGCAGGCCCGCCGCCTGGCCGTCGAGTTGCTGAACCGGGCGCCGGAGTCATGAGCGGCCGCGCGATCGTCGGCGAGCTGTCGATCGAGCTGGAAGACGGCAGGATCCTCACGGACAGGACCGACCTCGGCCTTGCGTGGAAGTGGGCTGAGGCCGAGCACGGCGAGCTGTGGCCGAAGCTCCGGGCCGCGGAGCAACGCGCGGCCGTCTCGGATGCCCTGGCGGCGCTGAGGGCCGCGTACGAGGCGAACGAAGCCAACGAGGCCGACTAAGACCCGCATCCCCCGCGGGAAGGCCCGGCCGGTGTTCCTCCCACCGGTCGGGCCTTTTCTTTCGCGCAACGTCTTGCACGCACGTCAGGAACGTGTGTAAACTCTCAACTGTGACCACGACCCGCCAGGAGGAAACCATGAAGACCGAGCCCGTCAAGACCACTGACCTTCAGGTCGGCGACCTCGTGTACGCGCACGGCTGCGTCGTCCGCCTTACCGCGGTGAATCAGCGCTGGACGGACGAGCGCACCGGCCGCCCGGTCGTCAACTTCCAGACCGAGTACGTGTCGGGCACCGCGGACTGGCCGGACGTTCACGGGTGGATCACTCGCGGCGAGTACCGCATCCAGGGCAACGACCTCGCGACCGAGGCGCGCGTGCTGTCGGAGGTGGGCGACTGAGACCTGCGACCCGACAGTGGGGGCGCCGATACCAGCGGCGCCCCCACCCCTTGCCAGTCAACCCAGCCTAGGAGTCGACCAAATGAAACGTACCAAGCTGATCCTGTCCGGCGTAGCGGCCGGGCTCGTCATGATGTCCATGTCGCCAGCCGACCACGCCGCCGCCGCAACGGCGACCGTCGTCGACCTGCACGGCGGAACCGTCAGCGTCCCAGCCGGAGCGTTCCGGCAGCTCAAAGACGGAATGAACCTCACCATCGAAAACGGCACCATCATCGGCGGGGGCGCCGAGGTCGTGTTCGACGCCGTGCCCGACGGCGGCCACGCGTCGGTGACGCTCTCTAACCTGACCGTCGCAGGCCCGCGGGCACTGGTCTTCGCGAAGCGGCAGGGCGGCCCGGTCGACATCACCGTCGACCACGTCAACGCGTCGCACCTCGGCGACGGCATCCGCGCCACGGCCGACGCCGTGCTCGTCACCTCGTCGACGCTGACCGGCGGCGCGAAGCCTCCGTCGGGGAACGCGGCCGGTGTCCACTCGCTCGACGACGACGCCGGGAACGTCGGGCTTCCGCAGGCGACCGTGACCGTGCTCGACTCGACCGTCGAGGGCTTCACCGGGGGCAGCGCGGGCGGCTTCTTGGAGGGTGACGCGGTCGTCGGCGAGGCGCGCGTCGGGCACCTCGACGTCGAGCGCGACACGCTCGGGCACGTCCCCGACGCCGAGGTCGACTCGAAGGCCGAGCAGGCGACCGTGAAGGACAACGTCCTGTACAGCGACGGCGACCGCGCGATCTCCTCGCACCGCGGCGTACTGACCGCCAGCGGCAACACGATCACGCAGGCGCCCGTCTACCACGCGAAGATCTATCAGGGCAGCGGCACGCTGCACGCGTCCGGCGACGTCGTGCTCGGCCTCGACAAGGCCGACCAATTCCTCGCGTACGCGAACTCGGTTTGCTGCCCCGGCAGCGGCCCGGCGGCCTCGTACCCGCGCGTCGGCGACGTCGAGGTGACGGACATCGTCGACGGCTCCGGCGCCGTGCTCACCGGCCCGGCCCATCAAGAGGGCGGCGCGACCGTCCGCGTCTCCCCGTAACACCCCTCGCGCGGGGCCTGGCGCGGCCGCCCGGCCCCGCGCACCGATCGGAGGACACCATGAACATGCTCGACGTCAGAGAAGGCCCTGTGACCCTCGCGGTTCACGAGCGAGTGGTCGGCATGCACGCCGCGATGAACGCGCCGCGGCTGCACTGGCTGGCCGCGTACTACGCCGCTGACACGGTGGGCGCGGTTCGCTGGGGATCGCACCCCGAGTCGATAGCCGAGTCGGCCGACTGCGCGATATACGCCGACCGGCTCGCCCGCTTCGCGGAGCTGGCCGCGCTCGGACAACTTGCCGCGTAATTCGTGCGTGTAAACACTTGCACGTCCGTAAGGGTCGTGCGATGATTCTCGCATGCAAGCAAACCCGACCGGAGGAGTCACCATGAACCGCGAAGCCTGGCTCGAAGCCGCGATCAACGCCCTGCGCCCGATGCTCGAAGAGAACGGGTCGCCCGTGCCCGCCGACGTCCGCGTCTCCTGCGGCTTCCCCGGCGGCAAGTCCGTTCACAAGGTCATCGGCCAGTGCTGGGCGTCGAAGGCGAACGATGGCGTCTCGCAGGTCTTCGTGTCGCCGCTCCTGCACGACGGCGTCGAGATCCTCGCCGTCCTCATCCACGAACTAATCCACGCCTGGAACGACTGCAAGGACGGCCACAAGGGCGCGTTCCGTCGTGCAGCGCTCGCGATCGGCCTCGAAGGCAAGATGACCGCCACGACCGCGGGCGAGGCCCTGACGGGGCGCCTCGGCGAGCTGGCGGCCGAGCTGGGCGACTACCCGCACAAGAAGATGACGCTCGCCGACCTCGGCATCAAGAAGCAGACGACGCGCATGATCAAGGTCGAGTGCCCGGCGTGCGGCTACGTCGTGCGCACCACGGCTAAGTGGCTGGAGATCGGCACGCCGACTTGCGTGTGCGGCGAGTCGATGGAGGCCGCCGCGTGATGCCCGGCGGCTTCACGCGTGCCTACCGACTTGCGCACGCGCATCGCGTGCGCGAGACCTATCAACAGCAGAACCGACACGAGGGGGAGAAGATGCGACGGAAGATGACACAGGCCGAGCACGACGCGATGAGCCGCGCGGATGAGGAGGCGCCGCGCGGCGCGGCCGGGATGGCGCTCGCGCTGGTCTTGCTCGTCGCGTTCGCGATCCTCATCGCCGCGCCGATCGTCGCTGTGGTGTTGGTCCGGTGAGCGTCCTCGACGACATCGCGCACCGGCTCACTGAGGAGGAGCGCGACGAGTGGCGCGACGAGGCGGCCGCGCTCCGCCGCAAGATCGCCGCCGCGTTGCGCTGGCACACCGCTAGCGGGCACATCTGCACAACGTGCCGCGAGGACCACCCGTGCAACACCCTCCGAGCGCTGGACGCGCCGTGAGCGTCCCGCACGGCCTCGACCGCTACCTGAACCACGACCGCTGCCGCTGTGATGTCTGCCGGACGGCGAACCGCCGCGCGCACAAGCTCCGCGAGCTGCGAGTCATACGCGGCCAGCCGGGGCCGCGTGACACGACCTGGACGCTCGGCGCCCGGCGCCGCTGCGAGGCTCTGCAACTGAACGGCTGGTCGCTGCGCGAACAGGGCCGCCTCGCGGGCGTTCCGCATCTGCGCGACCTGATCCGTCACGACCGGATCGAGCAACGCACGCACGACAGCATCGACGAGCTGTACCGCCGACTGTGGGACAAGGCCGCGCCGCGCCGCACGCAGCGGGAGCGGCAGGCGTACACGCGCGTCGTGAACCGGGCGCGCGCACTCGGATTCAAGCCCGCGCTTGCGTGGGACGACATCGACTCGATGTACGAGTCAGGAGAGGAATGGGTCGCATGAGCGCGAAGCCGCAATTCAAGACAGGGCGCCCCCGCGCCGGGGACACGATCAGCTATACGGATATGGGCGGCGAGCTGCGCACCGGCACCGTGTGGTCGGACGCGCCCGGCCGGGCCGTGTGGGTCATCCGCCCGGATCGCGAGATGGTGCGCGTGCAGGTCGGCAACGCTCGGAATCCGGGGCACAAGGAAGTCGACTCGGCCGAGTGGCAGCAGTACCGCGGGCGCGCGTCGTGAACGCGAAGAGGACCGTCCCCGCGCGCGAGATCAGCGACCGAACGACGCTGCCGTTCATGTCCGTTCAGATCCAGAGCGGCGACAAGCTCGCGATCGACGGGCACCGCGGGCTCGTCGAGTTCCTCGGCTTCACCCGCCACGACAACGGGAACGAGTGGGTCGACGTGATGACGGCTCGCGGGAAGATGCGCACCGTCCGGCCGAGCGCGATCCGCGAAGTTCACCTCGCCCGACGCCCCGCGTGAATCCGCGCGTGTAAACGCTTGACCCTTCGTCTTGCGCGTGCGTAAGATGGGCTCATGCCAGCGACGACCCGCCAGGAGGACACCATGAACGCGACCGCCACGCAGCCCCGCACCCGCGAGCAGCTCGAAGCCGCCGCCGCCGAGCACGGCGCGAAGTTCGGCCCGAACGCCGCCTACCACGCCGGGCAGTACGTCGCCCGCCAGGTCGCGGCCGCCGAGCGCGAGGCTTACTGGATCGAGGACCGCCGCACGATCCGCCCGCGCTACATCGCCGCGCTGGACGCCGCCCGCACCCGCGACAGCGAGCGCGCTCAGGCCGCCGCCGCCCGATACAACGCCGCCCGCCGGGCCGCCGGGCTCCGCTTCGACACGACGTTCGACTACTCGGACACCTCCGACGTCGCGCGCGCCGCCCGCTCGATGATCTTCGCCAACAGCCAGATGGAGGCCGCCCGCAACGCCCTCGCCCGTGCGACCGCCCCCGGCACCGGCACGCCCGAGGCCGAGCTGATCGCGGCCGCCGAGGCTGGCGAGATCGAGCCGAGCGACCTGCTGGCGACCGTGCCTGACGAGTTCGGCCGGTGCTCCGCGTTCGCCGTGTTCGTGCAGAGCAGCCGCCGCGGCTACGCGATCCGTAACCTGCGCCTGCACGACGCGCTCACCACGGCCCGCCGCCTGCGGGAGCCCGGCCAGCGCGCCGAGGTCGGCCGCGACCTCTGCGGCTAAGCCCCCACGGACGCGAAAAAGGCCCCGCACTCACGAAGAGTTCGGGGCCTTTTTTGCGTGTAAACGCTTGACCGGCTGTCTTGCGTGTGCGTAAGATCGAGGCATGACAACGACAGCCGCCCAGACCGCCAGCCAGGCCACCCGCGAGAACATGCTCACCGCGCACGCCCGGTGGGTCGAGGCATGCGACGCCGTCGCCGCCCTCAACCGGCTCCTGAACTCCGACCGGTCGTACGACGGTCAGCGCGAGGCCCTGCTCCGCCCGCTGCGCCGTAACGCCGCCGTTCGCGAGCTGCAGTACAACGAGGCCGCGTACGCGTGGAACGACGACAACGCCCGCGACGACGACGCCGGGTACGCCGAGGCGTGCGAGGACGTGTCTTGCCACTGCGGCCACCCCGACTGCGGAGCCTGCTAAGCCCCCACGGACGAGAGAAGGCCCCGCACTCGTCGCAGAGTGCGGGGCCGTCCTATTTGCTACCTCAGCGGGACA